TACCATCAATACGCTTTAAAAATGCCCCATCGCCCGAAATCCTATGCAGTTCAGCCGCCAAATCAAAAGCCACCAATAACGGCACTAAACCAGCATCAAAACCCCTTCTTATGGTTAATTCTTGTAACTCAAAAGCCGCCTCTACCTCTTGAAACGTCAACCCGTCAGACGTGCAACCACCCCAACCAAAACCACACTTTAAAACCGAAAACACGCAACTTCTATAATCATCTAACTTAATCATGATTGCACCGCCGCAACCGCCGCCACACAATCAGCGATAAAGGCGTTATCAAAGCCATTCACAAATCGCGGTAATACTTCTAAATTCTCAAGCTCAAACGGTCTATTTACGCCATCTATCAGCATATCGACCCACGCCATAATATAGGGCGGCGCATCCATGTAATAAACAACTTGGAATTGCGTTACAACGCCCAGCGCAAATTTACCCTCAAACGAAGGCAGAATTACACGGCAAAGCGAACCAACTCTTAAAACCTGTATTTTTGATTTTTTGGCAGAAATGCCGCTTGATATATCAGTCATGCGAACCCCTTTTTAGGTTCGCCAAACAGACCGAATTTAAGACTATGTAACCATTTTATGTGTTGCGCGTTATGCGCTTACAAGCTGTTTTATGTGTGGATGATGTGTTATGTAAAATTACACACTTATTAAAAAACAGCACATAAAGGGTTTACATGTGCTTAGATTACGACCTCTTTGGCGATATTATTGTAACGGTTAAAGATGTTAATTTATGGCTTGATTTAGTTCCCCGATTAAAGGGCGCATCAAACACAAGGCGCAATTATTACGCCGAATATGGCGACATTGCCAATAAGATTAAAGAATATAAAAAACGCGGCTTATTCGATAATCTTATAAACCAACAAAATGCAGAAGCTGAATATGATGATATGCCGCTCAAATTTTTAAACACAAAGTACGTTTGCGACAATATAAAGCCGCCTTGCCCGCCGCAATCTCACGCTTGCGATAATCCAACATGCGCCATTTACATTAAGAAGCTTAAGCACAAAAAAGCCGCCGAACGATACGCGGCACAAAAGAAGCTGAAAGAAAAAAAGCTGAAAGAAGTCAACCGTTTTAAATTACAATCGCTAAACAATCCCGCCCACGTTTAAATTTTTAAGGTTTATATATGAAAAAGTTATTAATTGCACTTTGTTTAATTTCGCTAGCTGGTTGCACTACCGTTAAAACATACACGCCAGCACCGCAAGCGTATAGGCTTAAAGGTACCGACCAACAAATTAACATTACTGGACAATTAACCCAAACCAAAAAAACTGGCGTTATTACCGATGATTTTAAAAGCGACTTAAGCATATATTTTAATGGCGAACTCACCATTAGCGGATTACTTGACCGCCAAATTAGCGGCGACTTTACAGGCAAGCCATACAACGGCAAACCAACCGCCGCCACTTGCTCAACTAAACACATTAGCGCAAACATTGGCGAAACGCGCTGCATTGTTTTTATAGATAATGAACGCGCCGCAACCCTTACAATGTAGCTTTATGATCTGGCTATTGAATACTAAAAAGCCCGCAATTGCGGGCTTTTTTAATGTCTAACTTTTTTGTGTTCATCAATCCATTTTAGTGAATAGTCAATATCACGCCGCATGTATTCCAAGTGGACACGTTGCGCGGCGTAACTGCCTATAAACGAAGCCGCGCCGCCGCCCATGATTAGCAGAATGTTGACTAATTCCATTTATAAAACTGCCATTACCGCCAAACCCAGCGCATTAGCTATCGCCGTGCCTTGCTCGCCAAACATTGAACCCGCTACGAATGCAATCGTTGCCCATGTTGCCCTTAAATCTAGTAACGCCTTAATTTTTGCCATGTTTTTTGCCTTTTTATTTAGTTAAGTTTTTTAAAAATTCATACTCTTTTTTTGCCGTTGCTACTGCCAAATCAAATACCGCTAATACTGGGTTTGAATATCTTAAAACGTCTGTTAATACGCCCGATTGCACCGCCTGATTGACTTTGTTGTCACTGTCTAGCGGGTTGTAAGTGTCGCTAAGTTCGCTGACGTATTCCACCGCCTGACCTGTTTTTTTAGTCACCCAAAAAAATAGCGCAATGGCTAAAACGCCGTAAATGACCGTTTCAGGTTTTAATTTATCTAGCTTTATTGCGCCTAAACCCATACATTTTGCGCCGTTAAGTTTGTGCCAATTTCAAACGCGCTCGGATAATCTGCCCGCACGTATTTTGGTTGCGTTTCTGTTTTGTTTTTGCTGATAAGCCAATAAGCAAGGGCTAAACCGCCCGCGATTATTGCTATGTTTTCAATGTTAATTTTCATATAAGCCTTAAGCCGTGATTGTGCCGTTATTTTCTAAATACACCATTTTTGCACCCTCAAAAGTCTGTACTGGCTGACCATAAGGTGAATATGGCAAACTCGCCCACTCTTTGCCGCACTTTCTAACTGCAGCCTCAAATCGCCCGTTAATAACATCGTTTAAAGCGCCACGCGCCGCAATTCTACCGAGAGCGCCTAAGTCTTGACTGGCTGGCGTAAAATCGACTAAGCCTTGAATTCGTGCTGTTTCATCCCACGTAGATGCTAAAAATTGATATGCGCCCGCCGCCGTGCTAGTCAATCCGCTCCTTGTCACCTTTACTCGCGGATGGTCTGCAAAGCTAGCAAACAGCTTACCGCCAAAAATGCGCCTATAGCCGTCCGCGTCGCTAGTGCCTTCACCCTTTCTTATCACCATTAAAAATGCTCTTACATTAGCGTTAAGTAACATTTCTTTTGTTGCTAACTTTGCGTTACCTACCTTAAACAATCCCATTGTTAAATCACCTATATTTTCAAATGTTGCAAATGCGTTTTGATACCCGCCGCTTATAACTTCGTCTATGCTTTTGCTTTCTGAATATGACTTATAAAGCACATACCCAGCAAAGCCCAGCCCCGCCGCCGCTATTACTTTTTTAAGCATTTAAAGCCGCCGCCGCTTCATCGGCTAGTCGTTGTTTTTCTGCAAAGTAAGCGTCTATAACGTCTTGTATCATTTCTAAGTTATCGAACCATTGCGCCGCGCCTGTTTTGAATTCAATTGTGCCGTTTGCGCCGTTCCACTGGATAGCGTGTATTTTTTTAGACCATAAAACGAAGTCAAAAATCAATGCTTCGCCATCGATGACGATTGTTTTATCTGCTGGAATAATTGAAACTTTCATGTTTAACCCTATGTTTTAATGATGTAATTGATTACCAAAGCTGGCGGAATGTTTGAGTGCGAGCCGCCGCCGCCACTCGAATTCGATGGGTTGCTTGTAGCATCCACCCCGCCACCTCTGGCTAAATTCCCACCCGCCCCAACCGCTGCGGACTGGGTGAACGTGTGTCCATGTGGCGCAATTTGCCCAACTGTTAGCGTCACACTTTCACCACCGCCTGCCGCGCCAAGCGTCAAACCATCCAAGCCTCCGCCGCCCGTTGTTGCTCTGTTTGCTGGCGTGCCGCCCATGTTGTCTTTACCAAACAACACGCGCCCGCGTGCATCAGGTAGGTTAAATGTTGTCGAACCGTCACCCACGCCGTAAGCCGTGCCAATTGCGGCAAATAATGCCGATTCGCTTATTCTGCTAACCGCTTGACCATACATAAAAAGCCAACCCGCAGGCGCTACGCTACCCGCAAAAGGCGCTACGCTACCCGCTGGCAATGAAAATGGAACTAATAACCCCATAATTAAGCCGTTACTACTACTATGCTAGTATTGCTTGCAATGTCGCCGATAGCATTTACAACGCCCGTTAATATATTGCAATTAAGCTCAAACGAACCATTAGGCGGGATTTTTACGCCGTTTTCTATTGTTGCCGCCGCGCCAAAGTTAATATAAATATTGCCTACTGCATCTTTGTTTTGAATAAGTAGGTAATTGCGCGAAGCGTTGACCGCTATCAACTGCCCGCTTACGTTTGTTACGCCTGGATTGCTATTAGCACCCACCGCCCGCGAAGGCGCTAAACTTGTTACAGTCACCGCGCCGCTTACTTTTGCGCTTCCGATTTCAGCATCCTCGCCAATCGCTAAAATAATGGTCTGCTCGGCGCCTTGCGCGTGTGAAATATCCAACTGGGTGAACTTTTCGCCGTTTTTTAATACGGCTTGTTCGCCCGCTTCTAAGTAAAAATTAATGTCATCGTCACGTGAAGCAAAAAATATTGGATAAGTAGAGCTAACAAGGCGTACCACGTTGCCGCGTAGACCGAATTCCACCTTCTCGCCGTTTTTAATTTTTAGCGTGTAATTGCGTAAGCTAGCCATTATTTATAAGCCTTGTAAACAAAGTACGCCACACCCAGCCCGCCAATAATTAACAACGCTCTATTGTTGAAAATATCAGCGCCCACGCTTGGCGCTATGTTTGCCGCCGCTAGCGTTTGGCTTTCGGCGTTTGCGTTTGTGGCGAAACCCAGCGCCGCCGCCGTTGTGCTTTGCTGGTTTTCGTTATATTTTTTTGTTAAATCTGCAATTATTCCGATTGCATCAGTGCCGAAGGCAAACGCCCGCGCAATCGCGCCGCCGTCTAAATTATTGATACTTGCGCCCGCCGCTAGACTTTGCGATGTTGTTAGATTGCCGTTGATGTTGCTAGACCCGCCAACCTGATTCCCGCTTGCGCTTGATAACGCTAGCGGATTGTCGCCCTCTTGCGTAATAGGCGTATTGTTGTAAGCCGTTGAACTGGCGTTATATGCGTATGAACTTGAACCCATTATGAAAACCTTTTAAATACGTAAATTGCGCCAACCAGTACCGCCGCCGCAATGCCTATGTGTAATGGCTCACTTAAATCAATCATAGGCTTGTTAAACTTAACAGCCGTTGCGCCGCCAAAATTTGCCGCACCGCTAACCGTTTGCCCGCTTGCGCCTGTTTGGTTTATTTTGACACTTTGCGCCCCACCTAAAAGGCTTAAGGCGCTTGTTATCATACTCATGCCGCCAATAGGCAAACCTATACCCAAATCTGGCTCGTCAAAATTAAACATTCCTGACATTAGCCGCCGCCCTTCTTAAACTTTCGCCACGCTAAAACACCCACACCCAGCAACCCGATTAATGCGACCACTTCCATAGGGTTGCTAATGTCGATTATTGGCTTGCTGAATGAGATGCTCGTCTGTGGCGCAAAAGCGCCTAAACCTGACTGACTTAAACCGCTGGCGCTTGCCGTGTTTTGCTTAGTGCCGCCGCCGAATAAGCCCATTATTTAACTAAAAACTTGTAAGCCAAATAAGCGCCGCCCGCTAATAATGCGTAACCGCCCAATTTTTTAACGTCAATGTTGCCAAAAATCGACCCAGCGTTAGCCGCCGCCGTTTGGTTTTGAATTGCTTGATTTTGCAAGCGCAACAAATCCGCAGTAGCGTTTAATTGTGCAATGGTGTTGCTTGTACCCATTACGCCTTTATCAATCGTTAATTGGTTTTTTAGCGTGAAATATTCGGCTAGGTTTTTTACGCCCAGCACTTCTTGCGTAGTGCCTAAAATATCCGTTATAAGGCTCATTTTTTTACCTATTGACCTAAATAAACGTCTAATTGCTCGCTGACAATTTCAACAACGCCCGCCGTGTCAAATGTTAATTTGGCGCGTAAATCGTTCATGCCGTTTGTGTTAAATAAATCCGACCCTGTACCCTCTAGCACAAAATCCAAATGCGTGGCTTTTGCTGATACTGGCACTCGCGCCACAGGGCGCACTGATTTTTGCTGGCGCTCAAGCACCGCTTTTGTTGCATCAATCACCTTGTTACTATCTGCCTCAAGTTCAATTTTTGAAATATCAGCTTTGAAAAAGTGGATTTGCTTGTAAACAGCACCGCCGCGAATAAGTTTGTCGTATTCGATAACACCAGCAACCGCGCTATTAAGTGAAGTTTCACGGATGCGAGTAAATACGCCCAATGGTTGTGCAACCGTATCGACGAAAGCATGCGCCGTAATTGCGCCGTTTGCTGGGAATGCCGCCAAAAGCTCAATTTCAATATTGAAAGTTTGCAAGCCTAAAGTACCAAATGCAGTCGTGCGTTTTTCTGCTAAGTCGTTAAAATCATCGTCTTTAAAGTGAAGCATAAAATCTGTCACACTATCAGCTTGACGACCGTGATATGCGTTAATGTCCATTAAACGCGTTAAGTCTTTGTATTCCTGTACGGTTTTACCGTCAACAATTACGCGAATTTTGCCAATGTGTGCCGCCACTAAAGCAGCACCCGAAGCCGTGAATTTAATATTGTGATACGTAGGGTTAATCGGCATCTCAAGAATCGCAACAGCACCCGCAACCACGCGAGAAATTGAAGGCAGTAATAATGTCTTTTTAGCCATGATTACGCCGCCTCCGCTTTAACGATTGCGATTGTTGCCGCCACGTCTTTACCGTTTACATACGGCACATAATTAGCCGCCATAACACCCGCCACACCCAAAGCCATTGCCTTAACAGCTTGATTTGGCGCCCATTTATAAATAGCAAACAAAATGCCCGCCGCGACTAATTTATTACCCATGTTAAAAAATCCTTCTATCAGTATCCGCAAAATTGCGTATTAATTTTTGAAGGCTTGATTTAACGCGCAAAAAAATACCGCCGAAATAGGCGGTAATCGTACCCGTTACCCTTACAGCGATTTTGGGCAAAAAAAATGTAATTATTTTTTAAAAATTAGCTTTTTAACGTCTGTTTTTTTCGTTCTCACCTCGTAATGAGCATATTCGAAGCTCTCAAGCGCCTCCAATACCTCTACCGTAACCCGCGTTTTTTTCGCCATGTAATTAATATCGTCACCCGATGACATACGGAATAAGTAAAAATCAGTAGCGTTACCGAGCGCCGTTTTGTCTGCCTCTGCCCAGCGTTGCGAAATTGCAAAAATGGTAATTGAACGCTTAAGACCACGGCGGCACAAAATGCCCCAGCTATCAGGTGCTTTCGCGGTCGTGGTGACATCTGCCAGTTCCTCGGCGATTACTGCACATTCGCCAAAATATCGCCCGTAATGGTAAGCGCACTGACAGAAAAACTCGAACTCGGCTTTTATGTTTTTATTGCTAACGTAAGCCCATCGCCCCACTCTGCCGTCAATGGCGATTTTTTTAAGTTCATTTAAGCTCTTTACTTGCTTAAACCCTTTAAGTTCGCACCATTGCTGTTCTATATCCCATACAAAAACGGTTTGAAATTCCGCTGACAATTCCACCGTTTTTGTTGTTTTACCGCAACGACTAGACCCGCCCACTATGATTAAACGCCCATCGTTTGTTTTTAAGCTATTCGGCTGGCTCATTCTCTGCCTCTTTAACTTCTTTCTCATGTTGCGCCATATCCAACTTATACGCGCCCGCCGTTGCCATAATCACAGGCGTTAAAGCCATTACTAGAGCGAATTCCTCGACACCGCCGCCCGCTTCTAAAAATGCGATTATTTTTTGCCCAAATGTATATTTTCGCAAAACTGGCAATGCGGCGCGTGAAACTTGCTTGCAAACATCATCAGACCACACCGCCGCGCTGTTTTTTAGCCCTGCAATAGATAACCCTATCGGCATGATAGAAATAAGCCCGTATAGCGCGTTTTCTGCGTTTTCTGCGTTTTGATAATTGGCTTCGCTTTCGCGTTGCGCGTCTTGTTCGCTTTCATCGTCAATGCGTAAGTTCAAATTTTGCTCGCTGGCTAACTGTTCCGCGCTTTTGGGCGTTATGGTTGCATCGTTTTCAATATCCATTTTTTATAATCCTGATAAGTTAAAGCCAGCTTTTTCGGCGGCTTGGTGAACGGCTTGCGCTGGTTGTGCTGGTTGCGCTGGTTTTTCTGCTATTGGCGCGGCTGGTTTTTCTGTACCCGTTACCGCTTCGGCTGACATAGCCGCGGCAATGGCTGGGTAATTACGTTTAAACTCGTTTACTCGGTAAGGCTTACCGCCAAATCTAATTTGCACCTCGCACTTAGCCTCACAAAATCCAAACGGCTCGCCGTTTTTGTCTTTAGTGATACGCACCCCGCCCACAGTGCCGCATGACGGACAATTGATATGCCCGTAGATAGTTTTATCGCTAGCCATTTTTAATAACCCCAATGGCTTCGATACGCTCAAGGCGCTTGTTTAATCGTGAAATTTCGTTAAGTGCCGCGTGTGTGATAAAAACCGATGTCGCTAGCAAATCTCGCGCATCGTTTAACACGGCTTCGGCTTTTGCCGCTTTGGTGAGAATGTTAGCCTTTTCAAGCTCTGCGATTGAACCATTTAAAAGCTTTAACCCTAAATGAAGTTTTACCGCTTCTATTTCAGTAAAAATGCTGGCTGGCTTTGCGCATTCTGTACCTGTACCCGTTACTGCGTTTAAATTGTCCATAAAATCCCTTTAATGTTAATTACTTTACAACTGATTAAATTTTAATCAGTTGTAAAGTGAAGCCATCATAACATTAAAGAAAAATTTTTTCTCGCGTACAGTTATTCACACAAGTCCGAGGGCGCAAAGGGCGAAAAACCGCCCTTTACTTAAAGTCAAAAACTTAAAACCTACACTCAATAAAACTAATAATATCCAAAACCCTCTTAAATATTTCATTACGTGTCGCACTCTCTTAACGCCATCAACAAGAAACTAAAAACCCAAACCCACCACGGTGCCGATAATTTCCATAAAACCCAGCCCCAAAATATAATCACGATAACAACCCCCTAATCGCCAAAAACAACCCATAAAAACCACCAAAGCGGCAAAAGCACAACAACCGCCGCTAAAATGCTAATAAATATACTCACTATAAAACCCCCTCTTTAATCTCAATATAAGCGCATATTTCTTTGCTTTTAATCTTGTAAACAACAACCAAATCACCCTCAAAATTCAACACCCGACACCTGCAAATCTCGAAGCTGTCTTTACCTTGATATTTCGCCCAAAGTTTAGCCATTTTAATGGTCGTATAACTTAAAATAACCACCCTCACCACACACCCCCAAGCCCGCCAAGTTCATTAAGCCAGTATCTTAAATCCGCATTAAAATACGACTTATTACACCCTTCTAATAAATTACGCTCTGCAAAAGCCGACATAAAAGACTTTCTATAAAATCTCATTTTTGCCGAATAGTTCATACAACCACCCAATTTTGGCGATTATTAGCAACCGCGAAATTAATGACCATATCTAAAACGCCATGTATCTTATGCAACACCGCCCGCCCATAACGCCCATCGGTCACAATGTATTCATCGTTAAGTTTTACTAGCGCCCCTTTTGGCTTAACTTCAAGCCCGCCCATAGCTTCGACAAATTCCGCGTAATTGGCTTTTTTATCTGCCATTTTTTGCGCCGCCCGCCAAGCAATCATTAAATTATCTAAACTACAAAAGCCCGCCGCCGTTATCGCCCGTTCATCTACACGGCGCAATTCACGCCACACCGTTACACTATGCCCGCCCACTTGTTGAAACTGTCTTATAGCCCACGTTGCCGCCCACGCCTCGACACGTTCCGCACCTTCGGCGCCAGTTAGTTCGCCCTCGTCACTTTCGCCGCTTGCCGCCCTTGCCCGCATGTTTTTAAGGATATATTTCAACATATAGCCAACCGCGCCGCGCTTGTCGCAGTCTTTAAACTGCACACGGTTTTCTAATGCGCCGCGCTCGTTCGGACTACATTCAGCATTATTCAAAAAGTAATCAGTAACAGCCGCCTTAAATGCTATCAAGTCGCTTTCTGTTTTTAACCATATTGACCCATGCCAGTGTGGCGTCCCGTCATGATGCGGCTCAACAACGCGCAACCCGTAAAAACGCACCCCCTCACGCGCCAAACGTGCGCGACATTTCGCCCACTGCCCTGTTAAGTATTTTTGTGTGTCCGAAGGCGTAAAATTCTCATAAGCCTTGTTTTTATAGGTGCGTTTTGTTTCTTTGTTGTACTTAACAGAATGATATTTTGATGGCGCGGTAAGCGTTATAAATACGCATTTATGGCCGTATTTTTCTGCCAGTTCGCCAAAGCCTTTAACGCGGGTTAAAAGCTCGCTTACGCGATTATGCGGGTTAGCCATACCAGCCGCCGCCGCCTCTGCTAACGTCATTTTAAAACCGTCATCGTTTTGTATTTCGATGCCTTCTAGCAATTCAGCATTGCGCTTTAATTGCGTTACACGGCGTTTTAATGTGTCGTTACTGCAATATAAATCTGCATTGCGATTAACGCGCCCAGCCTCAATTTGCAATAATTCACATTTTCTAGCGTGTGAAATTCTTAGCTTTTTAGTCCACCATTTAACGCAAATCAACCGCGCCACAATCCCCTCAAGCTCGTTTTCATCAGGGTATCGCACCCCGTAAAACTCGCAATAATGCCGCATATACGACACAAATATACCTCGCCCGAACTCGTTAATACGCCCTAAAACATATTCGATTCGCGTTGCGTTTGTTAGCGCCAAAGCTTTTATTTCATGGTCTGACGACTTTATTTTTAATTCATACTTAACTTGTTCAAAGTCCAGTATTTCACTTTGCAACACGTCCGAAAATTCAGCCCCCACACGGTAATTATTAGCAACCTTAAAGCCCTTACTAGCCTCTTTGTATGCGCCCAAAATCATGATTGCACCGCCGCAACCGCATAAGTATTTGGCTTACCATCAATACGCTTTAAAAATGCCCCATCGCCCGAAATCCTATGCAGTTCAGCCGCCAAATCAAAAGCCACCAATAACGGCACTAAACCAGCATCAAAACCCCTTCTTATGGTTAATTCTT